GGAATTATCAAGTGATATCAGATAATCACATAACTGTATTAAATCATTTATCATACATTTTAGATTTAAATAATAAGTACACCCTCTTTACAGGTATGGGTAATCAGTGGCCTAATTTAAAAAAATCAAATAAAGTTATAACGTTGCGGTTGCGTGATTACAAGAAAATTAATAAAACATGTACCATTAGAGAGGTACGTACCGCACGTGAAGGTGAAAAAATAAGCATTAATATACGCAAATTGATAGAACGAAGAAAAGTCCGGAATAAAAAAATTGACATTTAACCGGGTAAATAGGGTTTTCAAATTACAGGAGGAGATATATGTCAGAATACATTAATAAGAACAAAGCTTTTCGTTTTACCGTAGATATCGTCAAGAAGGCTGGACAAATAGACGGCAAATTTTTTGTTGAGGGTTATGCTTCAACATCTGATTTGGACCGCCAAGGGGACATTATATCCCCAGGTGCTCTTGAACAGGCCGCAAAAGGCCTGAAAGAAGTAAATAGTACCGTTTTCTTTGGACATGAGTATGATTTAGGTAATTCTGTAGGAAAAATAGTTGACGCCTCCGTAGATATGATAGGGCTCAAGGTTAAGATTTTTGTTAGTTCATGGGCTAAAGAATTACGTACCAAATTAAATGAAGGAGTTATAAGCAAATTCTCTATAGGTGGAAGGGTTCTTCAAGATCACGTTATTTCTAGGGAGATAGCGATAGAGCAGGGATTAATGAGCCCTGATGATCCATTTAATTTCATTACTATTATAGATGAAATAGAATTATTCGAAGTAAGCTTTGTAGGGGTTCCCGCGAATCCTCATGCAATGGTATCTCATACTCTTGCAAAAGCTTTACATGAAATACACGAAGATAAAAAGAAAGAGGGAGGTGACAAGATGAGTGAGAAGGACATTAAACAAGTAGAGCCTAAAGAGGAAATAGTCGAAAAAGCTGAGCCTACACATAAGTGTACCGACTGTGACTGGAAAGGTTCTGAAACAGATTTAAAAGAAGGCAAATGTCCCACATGTGAAAAAGATGTAGCCCTTATTGAAGAGAAGAAGGAAGAGGTAAAAGAAGAAGTTAAGGAAGTAGTCGAAGAGAAGGTTGAAGAAGTAGTTGAAGAGAAGGTTGAAGAAGTAGTTGAAGAGAAGGTTGAAGAAGTAGTTGAAGAGAAGGTTGAAGAGAAGGTTGAAGAGAAGGTTGAAGAAGTAGTTGAAGAGGAAAAAGCCGACGACTTAGGTCAGGTAGCAGACTCTCCAGAGACTGGAGCAACTCTCCCGAAACCCATAGCTGAAGAGAAAGTAGTTGAGGAAATAACAGAAGAAGAAGTAAAAGAGATAGTTGAAGAAGAGGAACTAGAGGAAAAGAAAGTTTCCGATATGGAAAGCAAAATCACAGCTTTAGAAGTAGAAGTTAAAGATTTAAAAGCTATGATTCTTAAGGGCATTGAGGATTTCAAACAACTCATTCAGGATAAAGTAAAGACTATTGTTGAAGTAACAAGTGAGAAGAAATCAATAATTAAGAAGGATAATCCTGAGCCAGAAGCAATGGTAGCTAAAGAGATCACAGGAGATGATCTTGACGGCGAATTCCTTAAAAGAATAAAAAGATAATTAACATATTTTTAAAAATTAATCATAGAAGGAGGTGCAACAATAATGAATAAGAAAGTAAAAGAATTACTGGATCTCATAAAAGCTGACGATTTAGGTCAGGTTCCGGAACCAGCTGGTTTACCAGCACTGCTTCCGAAGCCAATGGCTGATAAGGTTATTGAGGAGATTCGCGAAGCTAACGTAGTTCGTAGAATGTTCCCCAGTATCAATGTTCCTGTTTCGACCAGAAATATGACCGTTCCCGTGGTAGTGTATGGCGCCGCGAATAACGTTCGTACGATTGGTTACGGTGAGGACGCGACAGGGGGTACGGAAACGGCCCCGGTGACAAAGTCCATAGTCGTAATTCCAAGACTCCTTGTTACGTATCTCGATGTAATACAGGATGATTTGGAATCAGCGGGTATTGATCTTGCGAGATATATCAGAAAGGCGCTTACGATGAAAATCGCGGAGGCTGAAGAGGAGGCCATGATATTAGGTGTGTACAACGCCGCATCAGGTTCCTATCTGAATATATTTAATGGTATCTTTACAGTAGCTAATGGTGTGAATTGCGCCCATGCTGCTATAGAGTTTGCCCCTGCAGATGACCTTGTGGAGAAGATTGCGGATGCTAAGCAGGCTCTTGGTGCTTACGGCCGTAACGCAAAGGATCTCCTACTTCTCGTATCCTATACGTTCGCGAATAGGCTTAGGAAGATAGAGAAACTTTACAATGTGAATTTTATGCCAGGTACAGACGTACTTAAAACGGGTAGTTTTCAGCCGATTCATGGTATTAAGGTCATAGAAGTAGCGGGCCTTGATTCCGTAGATGCAGGTGGTGGATCCGGTGAGTGCGCTATACTCGTCCGAAGGGACGCTTTCCTGTTTGCGCAGAGAAAGGGTATATGGGTAAAGGAGAAGGAGCTCGAAGAGACTTTCTCTCATAGGATCATAATGGCAGAGGAGATAGATTTTAGACCTCAGCTGCTTAATGCTTCTGATAAATACGAGGGCATGGTAGTCATAGCTGATAGCATAGCCTAATTAGACATAGATTGAGTTTAGTTCCCCCGGTCGTAAGGTCGGGGGAACTTCCGAACAGTAGAAGGGGTTGATTTTTTTAATCCCTTCCTTTGTGCATTAACCCCATTAGAATTGAATACAGGAGAAATAATGATATTAATTGTCTTTTTAAATGAGCATGATAAAAATTCTTATGTATTAGGAAGAACATTACCAGATCATTTAAAGGGAGATTATGTTAAGATATATACACGATACGATGATGTAGAGCACGAAAAATGTGAAGTAAAAGATACATTAAAGAAGATAAAAGAATACGCATTGGTATTTGATAAAGTAATTATAAGTTTTGGATTAAGAATATTCCCTCCCACAGCTTATAAAGAACTTTTATTAAAGCATAGCAAGTCTAAAGGAAGTATGGTCTTTTTGAAAAAGTTAAAAGGCTCCAAAACATGGACTGTTGATAAAAATAATAAAGTAACCTTTGATAATTATCGCATAGCTGACACAGGTCTCTTTATATTAGATGCCAACGATATAAAAGCTACAAATACAGATAATTTTAATACATTTTTAAAAGAATTAATAGAGAATGAGAAATTATCGTTTGAATTTGTTCCATTTTGGATTTTTACAAATAAAAACCCGAAAAAGCCAACCTTAAGAAAGAGGAGTTAACATGGATCACCTAATAGATGTAGCTGATATTTTTACAATTACTGGATTAAACGATGAAGAAGAGATAGAGAGTTATATACCTTACGCAGAAGCACAAGCCTCAGAGATGTTAGGGTTTCTTAATAAAGAAACGCGTACCCACGAAGCGTACATAGCAGATACCACTCAATTAATACAGTTAGATTTTTATCCTATAAATAATATTTCATCAATTACTTATAAATTATCCGCCGCAGGGGAAACTTTTACTAGAGACTCTTCAGAATACCGCGCTCTTTTATCCAAAGGGCAAATTATATTTGATACGCCTATCTATGAAGACTCTACTTTATATATTGATTACGGGATAGGATGGGATCAATCGGATGTAACGGAATTAGTAAAATTATTTTTAGCGGTATTAGTAGCGGAACAGTATTATTCATTAAGACAAGATCAAACAGTTAGTTCACAAGTGGTATTAAGCGAAAAAATAGGAGATTATGCCATCAAATATGCAGGGTTAGGTCAAACTGCATTCAAATCGTTAGCTGATTGGACTGTTTATTTAGCTACATTAATTCGTAAGGGTGGAACCGTCCCTGATACAGCTTAAAAGAGGTAAAAATGGCGCTTAGTAATCATTTATTAAATAAGACAGCTAAAGTATATACCAAAGCTCTAGGAATAGTTAATGACTTTGGTGAATCTAGCTATACTTTATCAGAAACTATAGGAGAATTACCTATAGCCTTTCAACCTGTTAAAGATGATGTTACTTTCACATTAAGAGGCACTAACTATATAGCAACAAACGTTATTTATTGCAATTATAGAATAGATATAAGCCCTAATGATATTATAGAAGTAGATACAATACAATATAGAATATTAAGTATACAAAATGATGGTGGCAGAAACGACCATTTAAGATTATACGTGGTGTTATCATGATTACAGTAAAAGTGAACCTTAAAATAGAAAATCTAAATAAACTTCTTAGACAATTACCTGATGTACAGCGTAAAATAGCAAATGATGCGAAACAGTTGGGTGAATCTACTTATCAATATGTTAAAACATTAATACCGGTATCTAAATTAAATAGACCCCATTTAAGAGATTCGTTTAAGGTACAGGCAAAACACGTACCCGGAGGAGTGCTTATAGGATTATATACAGAGCACGAATACGCAGGTTATTTAGATCTAGGAGCCACAATACCTACAAGATACCCTAAATCTAAACAATCTATGAGATTTGCTTTTGATCAAATAGGGGGAGATAAAAAAACCGAAGGAGATGCTCATTTTAAGAAAGTTCAGGGATTTACTATTAAAGGAATACACTACGTAGATTCAGCACAGAGTTATATGATAAGTAACGTTGGACGTTATATAGATCTTACATTACAAAGATATCTTATATAAGGGGTTTTATGTCTATATCTAAAACAATTATTCAAACGCTCAGATCAGACGAAACTATACAGGACTATTTAGGAGCCATAGATTTTGCAGACTGCCCTGTTGCCACTACCTTTAACTTTGAAGATACGCATAGATCTCAAATAAATATATCTCTAGAGTATGGAGAGACATTACCTTGGAGTTGCGGAGATATACATCATGACGGAACAGTAAGAGTTTACATATTAGTAAAAGATACAATTACCCATCCATTTAGCCCTATTGATTTATCCGATAAGATAGCTGTAAGAGTATTAGAATTATTAGATTTAAAGGGGTCCACACTTGATGGGTCCATATATTGGGTACAGAAAATTGGGTCTGATTTTACTCACTATGATGACATACATTTTTATGAGACAGCCCTATCATTTAGATTCGTAAAAAAAGAAGCATAAGGGTGTTTTCAATAGTGAGAGAATTTATATAAAAGGAGGTAAAAATGGCGGAAGTTTCTTATATACAAACGAGTAAAGGACGAGGAGAAAGTGTAACTCTTTTATTAAAATATGTGCTTATAAAAGCTACAGTATCTGAAGGTGATACAATTACAGTTGATGAGTTATCAAATATCACATCTGTAACAGCCTTAGCATTAGATGATGGAGCTGCAATAGCTATGACAGCTTTAAATAATATAATTACAGTAACAGAAACACCTGCAGTATCGGAGCAGGTAATGATTTTAGTAGTTGGTTCATAATATAGAAGTTAATTTAATTAGAAGGAGGTGTAATAATGGCCGTTGAAACTAAATTTTCAGTTGGTAGAATAAAATTAGGATTAGTCACAGTTGCGAAGTGTACAGGTATTACTGTTAGGTACGATGGTAATCCAGTAGACTTGTATGCAGGTGGATGTATGGATCCTCATGATATTCAAATAGGTAATCGATCCGTAATGATTACCGTTGAGTATACTGAGTGGGATACCGCTGCAGTAAGTCCTGATGATATATTGTCAAACGCGGAGCTTGATATAGAGTTACTTGCCAGTACGTGTGATCCCCTAAGGGGTCTGTCCGGATTAACTATTGCTAAGTGTAAAGCAATATCGTGGGAAATGGCTTCCACACAAGACGGGTTCGTCACGTATAGGATGGAACTCAGAATGATTAAAAGTTAATTAACGTTAACTTAAGTAGAAGGAGTTAATAACATGTCAGATGATTATAGAGTCATAGAGTCTGAAAAGATTAAAGCCAAATTAATAGATGGTACAGAGATATTTATTAGACCTCTCACTTTAGCTGAGAGAAAGAAATGTATCTCCCTATTGCCCGAAAACTTCAAGGAAAAAGATGTAGAAAATTTTCTTGATTTATATATGAAGGCGCAGGGGGATATTTTATTTTATATAATCACCCGGATTAATAAGGATTTCAAGCGTGAAGATATTGATACTCAATTAGATTCTAGCTTAGTAACTCAGATCATATCATTCACATTAAAGGATCCTTTTAGTGAGTTGATGTAAATGAAACAGAATCCTAATATACTTTCTAAATTTTTAAAATCAGAAAGAGATTTCTATTTTACTATTATAGATATCTTAGCACATGAATATGGATGGTCTATAGAATATATTGAAAATTTACAATTACCCGCAATAACGGGTCTTATTAAGGTTATTAGGGAAAGAAAAGATATGGAAGATGTTTTAGAACAAATGAATGTAGCAAAAGGAATGGCAGGAAAACCTTCTTCAAACCAAAGGGTACCTCCTACCAAAGAAGAAAAAGTATCAAAAGAAATTGAAGATTTAAATAAATTATCAAAAATGTTACATATACCCCTTCAACAGGGTAAAAGCGAAAAGGATAGTTAATGCCAGCGTTTTCAAGAGGAGAAGTTGAACTATTATTAAAAGTTTTAGGGGTACAGGAAGCTTCTCGAGACATTGATACCCTTAAAAAGAAAATAGCTACTTTGGGCACAGCGTCAAGGCCAAAAGGTCAACAAAGTGGCATAGGTAAATTTCTATTTGGTGTTTCTATAGGTCAAGCAAAGCAGATGTTAGTTACTCTAGGCTCCGCACTTAGGCGCACCTTTGCCTATGGCTTAGTTAATGTATTTAGAGACTCTTTACGTAACTTAATACTGACTATAAAAGAAGCAGCTACTACTAGTTTAGCTTTAGGTAGATCAGCCGCAATTATGGCAGCTGAGATGCAGCAGATAAGTTCGGTTGGAGATGTCTATGATAATTTATTAATGTCTATTATAAAAGTAAAAGATACTACTTTTTTACTTTCCAAAGAATTAGCCAAAGTAAATTTTGTTTTAACTATTGCAGGAGTTAGAGGGGAAGCAGCCGCTAAAGCACTATCTTTAATAGATAAAATGGCAGCAATAACTGGAGAAGATGCTAATAAACTAACAATGGATTTTATACGCTTAACTAATGCCTTTCAAATAGGTGAAGACGAGTGGGGCCAAGCAGCTGATTCATTGGTAGCAGGTATAACAAATGCAGTTATGCTAATGCCTGATATGTTAAACGCGGTTAAGATGCTAGGTACCACCTGGGTATTGGCTTTTGGCGGTGGCCTTGAACAGTTACATAAGTTTAATGCTGCTGTAGCTGCTTTAAGTCAGGTGGGTCTCAAGGGAGGTATGGGTGCCAGATATTTAAATAGATTTATTTTAGGATTAGTAGCACCTACTAAACAAGCAGCAGCTTTATTAAGTGTAATGGGTGTGAATATGTATAAAGCAACAGGGCAGGCCTTAACTCATGCATATGCATTACAAACAACCGCTAGACAAACGAGAGAACACAATAGAGAACTAATGAGACTCCACACCATTAGAG